ATGCTGAACCAGCGGTAGTCAATCCACCGTCACCGTCTAAGTAAGCAACAACAGCCGCATTTGCTGTAGTTGTTTGGTCTCCTACGACACCAAGTAAACCAGTGTTAATAAATTCGCTTGCATTGGTACCAGTAACTAAGTATTGACCGGTTACACCGGCAATATAATTGCGTGTCTTAGTTAGATTGCTACCTGTAACACGACCACGTATTGCTTGTGCGCTTGCTGGAGCATTTGCGTCATTACTACCAAATGCTGAGTCAATTGCTAATATACTACGTACTCCAACCGTTGCACCACCACCGACCGTATTAGCAGTACCGGTTACATTCGCACGACCATTTGGAATATTAATATCTCCGCTCGCTGGCAATGTTAGCACACCATCTGCGCCAAGTACAACTTCGTTGACACCGTTGACTAGTTTATTAGTAGTACTGCTATCAGCAGCCCAAACTAATGTTGATCCACTGCCGGGCCATTTCAATACTTGTCCACTAGTACCCGCAGTGTTGGGAATAGTAAACGCAGGAGCAGTAATATTACCGTTAGCTTCTAATGTAAGTGACTGTAAACCGTTGACCAGTTGATTACCGTTAACTGCGGTAACACTGGCACTCATGACATTTGTGCCTGCATTATAGGTAAACGCAATGCCTGTGTTAGGGCCAGCAACAAACATGGGAGCAACACGATCCTGTACTGAATTAGTCACTGCGAGTGATGTTGATGCTACTGTTTCTACAATCCACTTGACACCGTCAAACACATATCGTATTTGATTAGGCGCATTATATAGCTGCCCCAGTGTTGGATTCGTTGGGAATGTTAGTACTGTCATTTATTTGCTCCGTATTCTATATTTAACTGATTTGTTGTTTTCATTTTCGCTCCAAATATTATCTTATAGTCATATTATACCGGAGAAAATGTTGTAGTCAGCGGAATCAACGTAATTACCGCTGATATCTTGTTAGTTGATCCATATTGGAACACTGGCCCAGTATACAACACTATGTTAGTGGCAGTACCATTGATAGCACGATTTGATCCATCACCAACTGGTACGTTGAATGTACATACACCAAACTGCATAGTTGCTGTTCCGCTCATAGTAACACCATGACTGTTTGAAGATGCACTAGTATTGTTTAGAATACAGTTGCCCATGCCAAATGCTGCACTATTAGCCAGTGTAATAACAGTACCAGAGTCACTATCGATCACGCTATTCAACATAGTACCAGTTGATGCATTTTGAAAATGCATCACTGGGCCAATGCCGTTTGTCTCAAGATTATCAATCTTGCAATAGCCGTGTACGATATCTAATAGGTGTGTTGTTCCATTGTCTCTGCTCAAGTGGCAGTCAACCATTTCTAACTTACTGCCAGTACCAGTGTTATCCATAAGCACTGCACTATAAGAGGAATTACTTTGATAGACGTAAACGTCTTCAAGATATACACGGCATGGATTCGATCCTGTTACTGTAATACCATTATATGCACCTGTAGGTAATACTGCCACGTGGAATAAACCAAAATCGTTTGTAGCTTTGGCATTTCCGGTGCTAGCACTTGGAGTAATAGTTACATGACCTTGTATCCAGATTGGAACGTGTCCAGCATCCGGAGTGTCGCCTACAATATAAATGTGTCCATGAGTTAAGTTTACATCTTCTGTAGTTGAACTGGTTAGTACAATAAACTGTGGGCTTAGTACAATGTTGGCTGTTTCATCAAACTGTGTTAACTGTCCAGCGGCAATCAGTACTTCAAGGTGTGCTAGGGCCGCTGTGATAGTTTTGAAAGGTTTATGTACACTTCCATTTGCTGTATATGTAGCAGTATTACTTGGATCAACAATCCACCTGTTATCCGGAGTGTCAACTAATATGCTAATTCCTTCGCTATCAACGATATCACCTGGTAATGTTAGTGTACCATCCGCACTAAAAGTCCAATTATTTGTTGTGTCGTTGGCAGTACGTAATACAATAGATTTATTATCACTAACTGATACTACTGCTGTGCCAGTGTCAGCAGTGTATATATGTCCGCTGAAGTTTTCTGTGTCTGCTTGCCCGGCATCATTTGCCCAAGTAAATACGTCCAGGACTCCCCATCCAGCACTATTGCCCCATTGAATTCTAATAGGATAAAACTGCCCAGCGGTTAAGGCAATGGTAAACGATTGAGTTTGTTGTTCAGGAAATGTACCATTGAAATCACCATACATATCTTTGTTGGCATAGGTATAACCTGAAAGTGCTTTGGCACCAATCCAGAATACGAAAGTCTCATCAGCGTGTGCTCTAAATGTATAGTTAGCTGACGTTGGAGGAACAAAGTATCCTGTAAATTCGAAACTAAACGCACCGAACACCTCTAAATCTGTACTTTGTAGAATGTTTTGAGGAACAGTTGTTTCAACCAAATTTCCAGCATTGGCTGCAAACCAAGTTGGATCTAATACAAAAGTTCCACTATATTTCTTTTTTAACAGTCCGGGACTTGATGCAGTGTCACTGATGACAGCACCTTGTGGTAATGCTAATGCACCGTCATTGCCAAAGGTCCATGTATGTGCAGCGTTGTTGGTGCTAACGTAAGCATTTTCATGATCAACCCACATCCAGGTCTTTTCAGCATCATTGATATTAGGACCAATGGTAATACCTGTATAGTTTAATTCCCCAGTGCCAGCAACACCTCTAATGGTGCTGCCATTGATAATACTACCATCTGGTAATACAACAACACCGTTGGTATCTAATTCTAATCTATAGTGCTGTGTTGGCTGTGTTAGGTTAGTACTGTAAAGTTTGTTTGTGACAATCTTGTCAGCGGCTGTTAGACTAAAGCCTTCGCCAAATCCTGTAATGCCAGTCCAAGCTGTGGTCTGTTCGGTCAAATCTGGAAATCTTAAACTGCCATCTCCGTTGAAGTGCCAACTATGGCTCACATCTTGGGCATTGAGTAGTCCTATGTTAAGTCCATTAACGCCAGCATATATGCCAGCAGCCTTTACATCAGCTCCAACAGGAAGTTGATTATTTCCTGCAGTCCACTCCACGACTAATTGATTCAGACCAGTGTTAACTATATAAAGACTAGCGTCGGGACTGGTGTTAGTAATCTCGGCATGACCGTTAGAACCACCAATTCGAAGTCCGCTAGGAACTGTCAACTGACCATCTGCGTCAAACGTCCACTCATTCTCATTGGCAAGTATACTGATGTTGCTACTTGTTCTTGCTGAATAATTTGGACTCTCAACTGAATATGGTGCTGATTCTAGAGGAAGGTTAGCATCAAATGTTAATTCTAAAATTGTATTGCCTTCTACATATTCAGCGGCAAGTACTTGGTAGTAATCAGTTGTGCCATCAGGATTAAATCGCCAGTCAACTAGGCCTGTGTCATCCATGGCGTCTTTCAAACTTTGTGGAGTAGTATCCATCCAGAACCCAGCTGTCTTAGCGATAGTGTCTGCACGAATCCATCCTGGAATATCGGTAAGTCTAGTACCAACTTCTGGAGTTGTTAACGTTTGAATAACACCGCCCACTGGTAATGTTAATTCACCAGCGTCACCAAAAGTCCAGGCGTCGTCAATTATGCCAGCACCAGGGGTTGTGGTTTTTATCAGTACCTTACTATTGTAGCCATCAATCTCAACGACTGCGGTTTTCCCACCACCACCATCTACGTTTAGTTGTAGGTTGTCAAATCCCTTAATGGCTTTGTTTCCGGGAACAGATAAATCGCCAGCATTACTAAAATTCCAAGTATATCCTGCTACTTGAATATCTAAGTAGATTGGTTCTAGTGCTGACCCTAATGCCAACCATGCAGTTCGTACTGATTGAGCAAGCGGTATCCATGCTGGTTGTATAGCAGGATCAGTAGATAATAGCAATGCATTGTAAGAGTTTGGCCCTGCTGGCCAGCCATCGCCTTCATAGCTGTCTGCCGCAAATGCCGCGTTCAACTGTTCTCTACTAGTATCATAGGCGAGTTCTAAACCTTGCAACACACCGATATCACCAACTGCTACAGTTGCCGAGTCTGGTAATGTTAAAGTACCATCAGTACCAAGGCTAACTGTGTGAGCACCGTTGACCAGTTCGTTAGTACTACTGATACCCGCACCGTCTACTGGACTGGCATCAACCCAAGCAGAACCGTAGTACACATACATCCTACCACTTACACTATTCCACCATAGGTCGCCTTGACCTGGACTAGTGGGTGCAGTGGCACTGACCACCACCACTGCTGATACAGAATTATACAGTTCATCAAAGTTGTCGTTTACTTTTGAAAACGCTGTGCGTAACGGATCACCGGCTTTGTCATTTGCACTTTGGCCAATATTAATATGTTGCTTAGTCATTATACTCTCCCCACAGCTACTTGTATAACTCCGGCTTCGCCGTAGTCTTTGTCTTCTAATGCTTTGCCAAGTACGGCACCCAATACAGGATTCAATGCTTTCACAGCATAACCTGGAGTAGCACTGGTTGTCAACATGTCTCCTTTCTTAACACGGCCGATTACTTTGCATGGCACACGACCAGCCAATGCCAAACAAACTTTAATACCCGTCTGTTCATGATTCATAACATATGCTGGATCAGTTGAAACAACACCTGCACTGCGTGTATCATTAATCTGTGTAGTAGTAGTAACTTCTTTGTCACCACCAAACACCAACACAGTGCCTGGTTCGTATTCCTTATCGCCTTCGTAGTACTCAGCCAAGTCAGCATATGTGGCTTGCATTCTACTGGCACCAGTCAGTGTCCAACGTCCACGAATGGTAGCATCTGTAGTTTCAGTACCAGCATCCAATGACAATGATTTCAGTGTGCCAAGACTAAAGTCAATTTGACTTGACGCTTGGATAGCCCACCATCCACTGATACTTGCACTGCCAGATCCAGCACCACTGACCGCACCAACTTTGTCAGTGGTCAACAAGTTTGCCTTTAGTGTACCATTACTGGTATCCAGTGTACCAAATGTGCTGATAACAGTGTTACTGGAAGTGGTACCCAGTGCAGTCATGTAATCAAATGTACCTGGAGTAGTAAATGTACTTGTGAGTGTGGCACCTGCACCAGTCAATGATAGTGCTTTGTATCCGCCAACTTTCAAGAAACCCACATCAATTTCACCGCTTGATCCTGTTTTAATTATGTTGTTGGCTGCTCTTGCTGACGTAATACCCACTACCGGATATGTGTTATTGGCAGTGTTACTACCGTCATATGTGATTGTGACCACACCGCTGCTGGTGAATAACGAATTTACCAATCCACCCGCATCGCTTACTACTTGTGCAGGAGTAACTTCAGTTGGACTTGCCGCACTAACTGTTCTGTTACCCAGTAATGTTCCAGCACTCATGTACTGTATTTTACCATAGGTAATACCAGTACTTGCACTGGCAGCGGTTTTAACTTCTACCCAGCCGTTGGTCACGTTGAATGCATTAGAGTTAAAACTTGCCAATCCACTTGCAGCCTGTATCTGTGCAGTAGTTCCTGTAGGACTGCTTGCACTAGTTCCAGCAATTGCCAATGACAATTTACTTTGCACAATTGCCGCAGTTGTTGATACTTTGCTGTTGTCAATTGCATTTGCCTGCACAGCAGCAGACAACACTCCAGTACCAGTGTTTAAACTTATAACCACATCACCAGTAACACTGACATTCTTCCATTCGCTGGCAACTCCGTCGTACACTAAAAAGTTACTAGTGGCTGAACTTGTTATGGTCACATCTGTTAACTTGAATAAAGAATTAAATGATACAACAGCACTGTCCACATAGGCTTTATTAGTAGCGTCTGTTGCATTGGATGCAGTGCCCACATTGATAATTGGATAGCTGGCCATGTTAAGGTTGCCCTTCATGGCCAGCGCACCGTTCAAGGCCACATAACCAGGTCCAATTAAACTATTCAATGCAACTGGACTGCCACCGTGGTCCAGTCCCAGACGCTTATCGATGTATGAACGAATTGCACTCTGCACCGGCACAGTGTCGCTGGCATTGTTGGTCATGCTTGGATCAGTTGAGAACTCACTCACAACCACACCACGCTTAAATCCCAAACCATCCAAGTTGCTCAAAGCAATACTTGCTGAGAATGTAACTGATCCAGTACCTTGGTCAACTGTAAAGAAACGTCCCACACGGAACACACCGTTTTGATCAGTGGTCACATAGAACACACGACCCACACCTTCTTCCAGTATTTCTTGGCTTTGTTGTTTGTCTTTGGCAGGGTTGCCGTAAATAACAGTTGGCCAGTTGGTTGTGTTATAACTACCTGTACCAATGTCCAGTAAGTCATGGCCAGTAACCCGACAAGTACTAATACGCTGTGTAATCTGTCCCGGAGTATTTGCAGCATATCCTAGACGCAATGTTGCAGCGCCAAACGCACTGAATGGTTTGCTAATACCAATTTGTGTACTTGTTGCACTGGTTAATTCTTTGCTTAAGGTTGTAGTGCCAGTTCCGTAAGTGCCTGGATCATACTCATATCTCAACACAATCGATGTGGCAGAAGCATTCGTACTGCTGACGCATTGCCAAAATCCGTTGTATAACGAATTACTGTTTCCTACAATTCTGTAATATGCACCGTTTGTTATTGAACTGGTTGGAATTGTAAATTCTACATCGTACGGTCCAGTACCAGTTGTGCTGGCATATCCTGTGATGGTGATAAGACTGTCAAGTTGGAATCCACTAGCAGTCCATGCACCTGTTCCTGCTGAGTTGGTTACTGAAACGTTGACACCATTATAACTTGCACTCACTGCAATCTGTGTAGAACCAATAATTTCTGTAACATAATATGTACCTTCAGCAATGCCACTCAACGAAGCTGCGGCACTTATCACAATGGGCATTCCAATATCCAAGTTGGTAACGCTGTTAATTGTTATTAGATTGTTTGTTCCTGTGATTGTTGTACCACTTTGTGTGACACTTTGATTAACAGTCCACTCACTACCAGCACCACTTCCGCTGATATTACTAACAATAAATGTACCAGCTGGAATTGTACCTCCAGTTAACATCATACCGATTGCCACTGTTCCTGAACTAACAGCACCAATAATCAATGTTGTTCCAACAATGCTGCTAAGGGTAGTAACAGCAACACCGTGTGTTGTTGCGGTTGCTGTGCCAGTAATAACAGGACTAGTTGGATATGCCAGTGTTAAATCTATGGTGTTTATTCCAGCAGTCACGGCTGTACTAACTGTGGGACTTTGCGATAAAACAGGTGTTAGCACAGCATTACCATAACTCACTGTCACTGTTGGTGCACTGGTATATCCATAACCCGGACTCACAATATTAACTTGAGTAATAGCACCGCCTGAACACACTGCAACTGCAATGCCTTGATTAGTTCCAGCACCACCGCCTGACAATGTTATGATAGGCACTCCTTGCAATGCCAACACTTCAGTGGTGTAAGAACTGCCGCCATCTGTGATTGTTAATCCTGACAAGTAAGCAACTAGGGTAGAGCTGACTGAACTGCCTGGCGGAATCCAAGCAGCTGGACTTATAGTAAATTGGGTTACGCTGTCAATACTTTGAATAATACAACTATCTGGAATGTATGCACCCACTGCCACACTAGTGACCAACATTCCTACTGATAAACCAGTAGTACTTGCAACACTGACTTGTGTTTTATTAGTAATACTGCGAATTTGGAAAGTTCCATTATAATTGGCATTGCTGTTATTTGCCACAGTTAAAAAGCTATCCACCGCCGGCAGGGCTGTTGCAAACGGTATTTGAAATTTAACACCAGTGTATCCAGAACCACTTGGACCTTCCGCATGACTCACGTAAGTCATTGCAACCAGGCCTGTACCATCAGCACTGTTATTGAATACTGGATTAGGATCAATGGTCAAATAACCGTTGGTTGCAACACCAAATGTTACAGCAACTCCAACTGACACTGGGCCACTTTCTGCAATATCAACCACAATGGTTGCAATGCTGTTATTGGTTCCACTAAACACTACAGTTTGTACTTGTTGTGAACCATCGAAGCCGTTATCTGTCAGTGCATCCCCAATATCAACAGCACCAGTGACACTGTTCACAACCAAGGTGCGTGATAACGAATCGTAACTAACAACAAGACCCGTAGCAATAAAAGTAGGAACTGTGTAACTAATAACACGATGTACACGACCTCCCCAACCAGTTAGATAAATGCCCTTGTTAATTTGGTCAATAATTGTTTGCTGACTAATTTGTAACACAGCAATCTTGTTGTCACCAACTTTAGATCCTTGTGTTTTTAAGGCATTCTGCGGATCAACAGTGGAAATATATGTGGGATCACTGTTAAATTTGTAATAATTGAAACCAGCATCGCTTTGTAAAATAGCAATGTTAGACGCCAATGCTTCACCGGTGGAATCAACCAATGAGTATGCAACAACACGATATATGTCTGCCAAGTTTTCACCGTATTGAACCGCAGTACTTGGTCTAGTAGGTTTAACATTGTCGATGTTATTGAATTTAATATTTTGATTGACACGAATTACCAACTGTTGGCCGTCATACAATTCGTATGCAAGTCCAGTTGTTACTGTGCTGTTGGAACCTGCTGTGCTCAAGTTTACCTTGAGAACGTTTTGTCCACCAACTGTGATAACGGTATGTTCCACAGTGCTTACTAGATATCGTGTTATCACTCCACCACTTAATGAGTGATCAATTTCCAGCTCGGAATTATTGGGTGGCGAATACGCATATCCCAAAATCCAAATACTTAATGCTTGTGTAGTAGCAGTTGGAGTCATTTGTCCAGCAACACTGCCTTGCTTGTAAACACGGGCAGTTTGAACCAGGTCATTTGCAAGTGTGACTGAGTCTGGTAATTCTGTTACGTCATAACCGGTGGCACGTAATGCATAGTCGCCGTGTGCATTTGAACCAGCTACAGAACGAATTTGTCCGCCGTTGTTGGCCCAATAGTGTGTGTGACAGTAATACGAGAATGTTGAAACTTGTTCCGATAAACCGCCATTGGTACAGAAAATAGCGTAACCCAAATCGTTAATCATGGCAAAGTCATTGGCCAACATTGAACGATTCCCGCCCATTTCAATATTAATCCCAAGTCCTGCACCAGAATTAAGATATGCGGTAACATCTGTTTTTATACCAACCTTTGCACCTACAATAGTTGTTCTGTCTGCTTTGACTTGATCGTATGAACTGTCTGTTGGAATAGTAGGAACAACTCTTGTTGGAGTGGTGCCAGAAATTATTAAAACAGTGTGCGCTGTGCTTGCAGTTGCTGGTTGACTAATTACTAATATTTTAGTTACCGGATCGTATGAAACCACAGTAGTAGCAGGACTGATAGTAATACCAATTCCTGTCACAGTTACGCCAGCAACCAATGCACTGTTATAATTCACGTTGACCACAGTTGCACTACCCGAAGTCGTGGTTCCTATAACACTGTTGTCAATATTTCCATTAAGAATAAAATCAATAGATGTACTAATTAATGTTTTTACAGTTGCAACTTCCAAAACACTAGCCGCTGGTAAACTTGTATTTTGTGTTAGCAAATTACCAAGCGATACTGCAACTGACACATTGGTTATTACTTGTTCAATAACATCCATCATCTGGCTCAGTGCAGCCGCATAGTATTCTTCTTGACCAATTATTTGATTTGTTGATCCGCTCCAGAAGAAACCTGCCACGTCTAATGTAGCACTATTTCCGCCGTACAATAAATCATATGTTAATGCATCTAAAATATATCCAAGGTCTCTGCTGGTCTTAACAGCATTGTATTGAAAAATTGTCTTGATAGAAAAATTAGCGGCTATCCAGCCAACTATCTCAGATCGGATAAATTCTCGATTTGCCACTAGGATATTTTTAGCATTTACTGCTGTGGTAATTGCACCGATTGGATCGGGGAATGTAGCCGCTGGCACACTTGCTAGACCTTGTGATATAATATCAGTTATTATAGTAGTTCTAGCAGTAATAATACCTTGAGACGTTGTATTAGTAATTCGTGAGTTGGCCTCATTTTTTACGTCATTAATGCCTGATAAAAGATACAATTGTCTAATACCAATTTTAACATTTTGTGGCTGCAAATAGTTTAACCCAGCTTTAATGCTTTGATAATTAGACCCAAATAATAAATCGTATGTAAGTTCATCAATTAATTCATCTACCTCTGTAGAAAATGTTGCGGAGTTATAGATAGTAGCTGGATTAAATGGAGTCGATACATCCAATGTCACGACCACAGTGTATGTGTTTGGATCATAGCTAACAACATCGTTTACTTGGAAACGATTTCCTTGTACATAAAATACACATGGAACTTGTGGTGGCCTGATATCTAATCCACTATTAATCGATCCAGTCACTGTAACAGTGACACCGGAATCAGCCACGTTAGTAATAGTACCAAATAGTCTACCAGCAAATCCGTCAACAAATTGTCCGCCACGGAAAGATTTTCTGTTTATTGACTGACTAAAACTTGTTGCTACTTGTCCATACGGTGATTTAGTTTTAATTTGGCCTTCTGGATCCAACACCATGGCAAAGCCACCGTGACCTTGGAAAGTAATATTACTAATTCTACTAGCATCACCACACAGCATGACATCGATGTCTCGATTATTTTTAGCAACACTGTTGATATCCAGAGGATCTACCAAATAGTGTCGGCCGTAATCTTTAGTGCCATATAGATTCCAGTTACCGCTTGCGTAAGTTACTTTTGCAGCAAATGGGTAGATAACACTACAATTCATAGTGTTACCACTAATGCTGTCAATGACAGCCTTGCCTGGAGTCACAGCAGTATTGTCTTGGATAACTTTTCCAATCCAACTGTTAGGAGCTTGACCACTTCCCAGTGTTGCAATGATTTTTCCAGTTGTTCCACTTATCGTAAGACTAGTGGCAGTACTATAGTCAATATTGGTATCAATAACTCCAATTTCCATAGCA